CAAGATTGTGCAGGGGTTTACAACTCAATGCTAGGTCAAGACTCTAATGCTACATCGGGCGTTGCAATATCTAATTTAGTTGAACAAGGCACAACAACACTTGCTGAAATAAACGATAACTTTCATTATTCACGTAACAAAGTCGCTGATTTATTACTTGCTTATATTATTGAAGATATGAGCGAGAGAGATAACGTTAAAATTACTGTTAATCGCAAAGATAAAGCACGTAAGAAGAACATTATTGTTAATGAAGTAGTTGAAGAAGGTGGCAAGCGTAACAATGACGTTACTCGTTTTAGAGGGCATATTGCGTTAATGCCAGTTCAAGCAACACCTACTTATCGTCAACAACAAGCCAATCTATTAACGCAAGCTATGGGTAAGCTACCACCTGAAGCACAAGCAAGCGTTATACCTATGCTTATTGAGTTGATGGACTTGCCAAATAAAGAAGAATTCCTTAACACTATTCGCCAAGCAATGAATATTCCTAAAGCGCAAGAGGATATGACAGAAGAAGAATTGGCCGCGCAACAACAGCAACAAGAAAAAGCGCAAGCGATGGAACAACTTCAAATGCAAGAAATTCAAACCAAACTACAAAAAATGGTATTGGAAAATGAAAAACTTGGCGCTCAAATTCAAGAACTGCAAAGTAAAAATGAAACTGAGCTCGTTAAAGATGACAAGATCATTGCTGAGACTGAGCAAATTCTCACTAATATTGAGCGTAATCGCGCTGAAATAGCCGCAATGCGTTCAACCTTGACCAATAACATTCAAGCGCAATTAGATGCGATAGAGATATAAAGCAAATCAACTAAATCAAGGGAGAAATCCCTTGTTAAGCAAGTAAAACAAAACCGCCTTTGAGTAATCGAGGCGGTTTTTTTGTGCCTGTTTTTTAGCACTTTCGCACTGGCAGCGATACGCCTGAACTTTAACAAATTCGTAACCATACGACAAATGGTAGAGGAAAGAACGTGAGTAATAACTTTGATGAAATATTAGAGTCTGGTGATGAAGCAGCTATTGAAGCCGCTTTAGCTGAAATGGAATCTACGGGTGATGTTCTCTTTGGTGAAGAAGATGATCTTGATGATGAAGTTTTAGAAGAAGAGGCAGTTGAAGAAGTAGAGGTTGAAAGCGAACCTGAAGAAAAAGACGTAACTGAACCTGTTGAGGAAGTAAAAACAGAGGAAGTACCGGAATCGTCAACCACTGAAGAAAAAGCAACTCAACCAGGTGTATTTGAAAAAGATGGAAAACTTTACGTTGAAGTCTCGGCAGATAACACCGTCATAGAATCTAAAAACGGTAAACATCATGTTCCTTATGATGTGTTGGTTGAAGCGCGTAAACAAGCGGCAGATACCAAAGCCTTATTGGAAGCGGAACGCTCAGAAAAACAGCAAATTGCTAATGATTTAAATGAAGCAAAGCGCGTTTCTGATCTGTACTCAAAACAATTGGGCGAAGCTGGTTTAGATCCTAAATTACTTCCTGAACAAATGCTTAAAGACCCTGCGCTAATGGCTCAAGTCAAAGAGGATTATCCGCAAATTGGTGAACTTGTTGAAGCATTGGCAAGTAAGTTGACGGACCAACATACACAAACTGTTACAGCACAGCAAAGTGAGTCACCAGCAGAAGAAGATCCTTTGTTATCTGCACTCGGACAAACCGCACATTTGAAGAAATGGCAAACCGATGATGCTGATAGATGGGATTTTGCAAAGCAGATAGACAACAAACTCGCAGACGATCCTTTGTTTGCAGATAAAACAATTTCGGAGCGTTTTAAAGAAGTTGAACGTCGCGTAATGGCGGCGTTTGGTGATGAAGCCCCACAAGCTCAAGAAAAAGTAACTGAGCCTGTTAAAGCTAAAGTAGCCGAACAACCTACAAGCGCCCCTATTCCAAACTCCCCGACTGACATCGGACAACAAGTTTCTGATACCAACAAGTACGCTCATGTTCTCGAACAAGATGCCTCTGGCATGATTGCTCAAATGGAGAAGATGAGCCCTGCTGATATTGAAGCCATGTTGGAAGATGCGTCAAATTTTCTCTAGGAAATTAACATGACTACAATTACTAAAGCGCAAGCTGCCAAGGCGTTTGGTGCTGCGTTATTTACGCATACACGCCGAAAAAATTCTTTCGTTAATATGCTAACAGGTGCCGCACCTCAATCAGCTAAGAAAGACATGGGCCGTAACAAAAAGCAAACTGAATCTGGTGCGCCTGTTGTTATGATTAATGATTTAGCTTCACAAGCTGGTGATACGGTTGAAATGGATTTATTCCACAACCTTAACGGCTTACCTACGATGGGCGATAAAAAACTTGCTGGTCGTGGTGAAGATTTATCTAAAACTACTTTTGACCTTTCTATTAACCAAGGTCGTAAGATGGTTGATAGTGGCGGTAAGATGTCACAAAAACGCACTAAGCATAACTTGTTAAGTACTGCAAAAACGTTATTAGGTAATTACTTCAATGATTATCAAGACGAAATTGCAATGTATCACTTAGCTGGTGCGCGTGGTTCATTTACTGGTGATGATATTATTATCCCAACTAGTGATCATGCTGAATTCAGTGAAATCATGGTTAACCCAATCTTAGCACCTACGTATGATCGTCACTTATTTGGTGGTGATGCGACAAGCTTTGAAGGTATCGACTCTGCTGACATTATGACTTTCGCTAAGCTTGATGATTTAGCGTTGATCTTAGAAGAACAGAGTCACCCTATTAAACACGTTCAATTTGAAGCTGATCAAATGGCAAATGAATCACCGTTCTATTTGTTATTTGTGACACCTCGTCAATGGCGTGATTTATGGGCTAGTGCGATTGCTAGTGGCAAAATTCAAGAAATTATCGCTAGCGCTATGAACCGCAGCAAAGGCTTTAATCATCCCGTATTTAAAGGCGATGTACTTATGTGGCGTAACATCTTAGTGCGTCAATATCGTAAGCCTGTTCGTTTTTACACTGGCGATACTGTTGCTGTTTCAGGCAACAACAATGCTGCAACCACTTCAGATAAAACCGCTGGTACTAATATTGACCGCGCTATTTTATTAGGCGGTCAAGCATTAGCTAACGCTTATGGTGGCTCTAGCTCTGGTTCTCATTTTGCAATGACAACTGAAAAAACCGACCACGGCAACGGGCGCGAAACTGCTATTGCATGGATGAACGGCTGTAAGAAAGTACGCTTTACTGAGAAATCAGGTCGCGTAAATGATTACGGCACCATGATCTTAGATACTGCTGTAACGCTTTAGTATTTAAGTTAAGCAATAACATCAATAAGGGCTCTTAGCCCTTATTTATATTTAATTTTGGAGTAAAACCCATGAAAGAAACATTTTATAACGGCGCGCAAGGTAACTTGTCGCTGCACGTAGCTACGGTTACTTTAGCCGCATTAGCTCAAAACGATACGGTTAAGTTAATGGAAAACTTACCTGTAGGCACTGAAATTACTGGTGTGCGAAATATTGCTGCAGCGTTAGGCGCAAGTAGTGCTTACAAAGTTGATTTAGTTGATAAAGCTGGTGGTAGTACTGCTTTACTAGCATCAACAACTTCAACAAGTGCAACTTCTGGCATTAAGCCTTTAAAGCCTATTTATATTGGCGATCAAGGTGTTAGTGATGTTGTATTAACAAGCAATAGCACTGGTGCAGCTACTGGTGAAGTGACGTTTGCTATCGAGTATCGCTTTAAAGGTTATTAAGTCTTAACCAGTTAAACGATATTTATTTTAAACAGCCTGGGTAATACCAGGCTTTTTTATTTGGAATTTTAAAAATGAACAAGCTTGAAATTACTTACATAGGCAATAAAGCCATTAAAAAAGACACTGTTACCGGTTCTCGTTTGGTTTTTCCTCGCAATAAATCTGTTGCGGTTGAATCTGATATTGCACACCGATTATTAGAATACCCTAAAGTTTGGGTGCTGTCTGAAGAAGCTAAAGATATTGTTGCTGCAAACGAAGCGAAAGAAAAAGCTATTGCAGAGCAAAAAGAAGCTGAAGCATTACTTGCTAAGCAAGAAGAAGCTAACAATAGCTATGTTGTGAAGATTGATGGTGAAGATGTTGATTTAAACAAACTTAACAGCAATCAGTTAAAAACATTAGTTGAAGCGCAAGATTTAACTATCAGCGTTAATCAAAAACCTGTTGCTGAATATCGATCAGCTATTCGTGAAGCATTACTTGCTAAGCAAGAAGCCGAACAGGACTAATATAAATGGCACAATTTAGCGAGTTATTACCGTTACTTCGTGAAAAATGTAACGATGTACTTGACCGTCAGGCTTTAGATTACTTAAAGAAAGCATATCGAAACTTTTGTTTAGAATCTGGTTACGTGCAACAAACTGAAACTGTTGCGCGTCAATCTGATGGGTCAATTGTTCTTCCTGTTAATTTTGAGCATTACGTTTCATCTATTAACGTAGTAATCGAAACTAAAGACGGAAAGGCATTAACTAAAGGGGTTGATTATAAAGTTGACTCGAGCAATGACGTTTTTATTGCTGAAATTTACGATGAAGTACAAGTAACATTCTCTATTGTGCCAACCCTGCCTATTTATGATGCGGTAGATTTGAGCGATCAAGTTTATCAGCGATGGCCTGATGAATTGGCGGCAGGGGCGGCGGCATTGCTGCTGATATTACCTAAGAAGCCTTGGTCAGATCCTTCATTAGCTGATTTTTATCAACGTGAATTTGTCAAAGGGCATCGGGAAGCGTACAAGGCTCGTATTGATGCGAATGATGAAATTCAATTTCAACCTATTTCGAATAGGAATTTCTTTTAATGCCAATTATTACATCAAACGAAATATTGCTTTCTGTGAGCGTTAATCTGCTTAACGATAACGGCTTTGTACGTTGGAGTAAGCAAGAGCTATTAGACAACCTAAATGATGCTCAAAATGCGGTTGTTATTCGCAGACCTGATGCGCTAATTGAAGATGTTGATGATTTTGTTTGCGTTGAAGGTACTAAGCAACAATTGCCGAGTGGCGGTATTTTGCTTGTTAGTGTTGATAGGAACGCAACTGGTAGAGCGATAAGAGGTCCATTTGACAAGGACACGCTTAATCGTCAATACCCTGAATGGCATGCTTCGCCAATCGCAAAAGAAGTTGAGCTTTATTTATATAACGAAAGAAAACCCAAGGTGTTTGACGTTTACCCGGGTGTGGAAGATGGCGTTGTTATTTCTATCGCTTATTCAAAAACGCCTCACACAATCACAATGACAGAAAATGACGCTGATGCTCCTATTGAAATTAATGACATTTATAAAAACGCATTGATTGAGTGGATGCTTTATCGCTGTTATTCAAAAGACTCTGAGTACGCAGATCCAAATAAAAGCCTTATGCATTTAAACGCATTTAAAACGCAAATAGGCGAAAAATCTCAAGCAGATGGCGCAATGGCTAACCAAGTGATTAAGGAATAATTATGTCTGAAGTTGCAGGGGCGTTATATCGTGTTGGTACTGTTGATATTGTCAATGGTAATGCAACGATAACAGGTGTTGGTACTAACTGGTTTACTGCTATTATCAAAGTGGCTACAGGCGACTTGTTTACGCTCGACTTTAAAAACTGGTATGAAGTTTTAACCATTGGTAGCGATACGGGCATTATCTTAGATAGAGGCATTGAAGAAGCAACGGCGAGCGATTTAAATTATGCTATTTTACGCAATACTTCAGGTACAACTTCAACACGTTTAGCTGGCCAAATTGCCGCACAGTTTAATCAAAAACAATTACTGTTAGATCAATGGCAGTTATGGACCAATTCAACAAATGACACTGAAACGATAACAGATAGCTATAACGTTGATCGTGAAGTGTTAACGCTTAATAGTTTTGAGGTAAGGGCAGAAGCTGCAATATTATCGGCTGAATCTGCAAGTTCTGTATTTGATCAACTGGATTCAGACGTTACAGCATTAAGCAACACTGTTGCCTCTATTCAAGGTGATTTAGATGCTGATAAAGCTGCAAGTGCTGCAAGTGCGTTAAGTGCTTCTAATAGTGCATCATCTGCTAATGATGATGCGATAGCTACCGCAGCAGATAGAGTTCAAACTGGCTTAGACAGAACCGCAACAAGTAATGATGCCATTGCTACCGCTGCCGATAAGGTTGCGACTAATGCCGATGCTATCGCTACCGCTGCCGATGTTGTTACAACTAATGCTGATGTAGTTTCTACTAATGCTGATGCTGCACAAACAGCCTTAGATCGCATTGCCACAGGTAATGATAAAACAGCAACTAACGCTGATGCCGTACAAACCGCACTTGATAGAGTTGCTACAGGTAATGACAAAACAGATACACTGGCCGCTAAAAATATAGCTTTGGCTAATGCTAATTTTAAAGGCGAATGGTCCTCTCTTTCTGGTACTCACAATATTCCCTTATCAGTAAAAGATGGCGGCATAGTTTATATGTCGCTTATTGATCATGCTGATATAACATTAAGTCAACCAAGCGTTGATACTTCAAATTGGTTCGTGTTAGGCGTTATCGGTAGTACGGCACCCGATGCTGATAAGTTAGGTGGCGAACTGCCAGTATATTACGCAACTGCAGCAAGTGTTACGGCATTATCTAACAGTATTGATGAAGTTGATAACACAAGTGATGCTGATAAACCTATAAGCTCAGCAACTCAATCCGCTTTAAATCTAAAAGCTAATGCTTCAGCAATCAGTAATATTGACAACACTTCCGATGCTAATAAACCCATTAGTGATGCAGCACAGGCTAAATTTATTGAATTAGAATTACTCGCGCTAGGGCAAAGATAATGATTGATAATGCGAACACGCTATTAAAATTACAGTACAAAATAGACAACTTAACAGGCTCTGAAACCATAGCTGAATTAAGGGCTTTACGGGCAACAACCGATCTGTACCCAACTATTGATATAACTGATTTAGAAACAGCTATACAAGCCAAAGTAACAGCGCTCGCTAACGGCTCAGCCATTACCGAAGTAGTAACCGTTGCTCAAGCTTCTGCAGATCTGATTAGTAAAGAAGATTCAGAAATAAATGATGTGAAACTAATCAACAGTAAGTCACTAAAATTTATTGACTCTAAAGGGTATGAGTGGCTAAGAACAGGGTGGTTAGATCCTGACATTGATAATTATCCTGATGCCACAGTGTCTGCAAGCACTATAACGGGAATAGATTCTGCTTTTGATATTTCATCAGAGGTCACTACAGCAAGATCTATATCTTTCGATAAAGTCACAGAAAAAATTTATGTATTAGATGTATCAACGAATACTTGCAGAGTATATGACTCAACAGGTGTTTATTTGTCAGAAACGGCATCTTTAGTTTCTGGTGATAACGCATCATGTGTTCATATAGAGGTACACAATGACATTATCTACATCCTTTCATCATTAAGTATTTACTCTTATACGTCATCAGGAGTGTATGTTGAAAAATTACCTTATGACTTTACTAATGCCAATGGCGCATTCGCTTACGACTACGAAGCAAATACTTTCTTTACGACTAACACAGGAGGGCTGGGCGGTTCTGTTGAAGTATTATACCTAAATCAAAATACAGGTGAAAGCGGAAGGTTTGGCATTGTAGGTGCAAGCGGTTACTCGATCTACGGGTTAGGTTTGTGTTTTGGGCAGCTTTATCTATCCGTATATAGTTCAGGCAATGATACAAATAAGATTTTTACGGCAAAATACATTGATTACACTGGTTCTACATTATTGATAGATCATACAGAGGCGTCTAGTGCTTTCAATATTATTTATGGTTTTACGGCAACTAAAGATAGTCTTTTAGGTGTGAGCGACTCGCTAGGGGTTGTTGTTAAATTCGATGCGGATATTGGAGTTGGGGTAGCTGAGTCTATTAGTGTCAATAATAATGAAGAACTATTTTATTATACT